TCAAGATGGATAAAGATTTAAAATTTACAAAACTTCACTTACCATGCCCTGAATGTGGTAGTAGTGATGCCCTATCAGTTAATGAGAACGGGTCAGCTAAATGTTTTAGTTGTGACAAGTTCTTTCCTAAAGGTGTTGATGGTCAAGCTGTCACACCAACACAAACAAACGAGACTGTCAGAGAAGTCAATGCTCATGGTGGTGTCTTTGCTAAACTAACAGACCGAAGTATTTCCAGAGAAACTGCTGAGAAGTACGGAGTCAAAACAGTCTACGATGGTTCAGGTGCGATAGCTCAACATGTTTATCCCCTGTACATTAACAATGAACTAACTTCAAACAAGATAAGATATGTCAGAGATAAGAAGTTCAGTTACGATGTCAGTCCACAGGGAGTCGGTCTCTTTGGACAACAACTCTTCAAGGAAGGTGGGAAATATTTGACGATTACTGAGGGAGAGTGCGATGCGATGGCAGCCTATGAGTTACTAGGTAGCAAGTGGGCTGTCGTTTCTATCATCAGAGGTGCAGCCGGTGCAGTCAAAGATATCAAAGATAACTTAGAGTACATTGAAAGCTTTGATAACATTGTCATTTGTTTTGACAAGGACAAGCAAGGTATTGAAGCTGCTAAGAAAGTTGCAACTCTACTCAAGCCCGGGAAAGCTAAGATAGTTACTCTACCAAATGGTTACAAAGATGCTAATGATATGCTTATCAAAGGCAAGTACAAAGAGTTTACTTCAGCTTGGTGGGATGCCAAACTCTTTACTCCTAGTGGTATCATCAGAGTCTCAGAGAAGAAGAATCAATTCTTAGACAGACCTAAGAAGGAAAGTATTCCTTATCCTTGGGAAGGTCTCAACAAGAAGCTGTATGGTATGCGACAAGGTGAGTTAGTCACATTGACAGGTGGTACAGGTCTTGGTAAGTCTAGTATCACAAGAGAATTAGAACATTGGTTAGTCAAACAAACAGAAGATAATGTTGGCATCATAGCCTTGGAAGAAGACTGGCGAAGAACAGTCGATGGTATCTTAAGTATTGAAGCCAATGCAAGATTGTATGTTGACCAAGAACGAGATAAGTTTGATGAGTCAACTCTCATGGATATGTTCGACAAAGTCTTTGAGGATGATAGAGTATTTATTCATGCTCACTTTGGTACGAATGAGATTGATGATATCTTTGCTAAGCTGAGATACTTAATCGTTGGTTGTGATTGTAAGTGGGTAGTGGTTGACCACCTCCACATGCTTGTCAGTGCCTTGGGTGAAGGCGATGAACGCAGAGCCATTGATAATATTATGACAAGACTCAGAAGCTTAGTCGAAGAAACTGGTGCTGGTTTAATTCTAGTGTCACACCTTAGAAGAGTTGATGGTAACAAAGGCCATGAGAATGGAATTGAAGTATCATTATCTCACTTAAGAGGGTCTAATAGTATTGGACAACTCAGCGATTGTGTGATAGCATTAGAGAGAAACCAACAGTCCGATGATGCCGATGAGGCAAGGACAACTAGACTAAGAATACTTAAGTCTAGATATACTGGGGATGTAGGTATGGCAACTTCATTAATGTATGACAAAGAAACAGGAAGATTGTCAGAGAGTTTTGATACAGAGTTTGAAGTATCTGAAACTCAAACACAGATTGCATTTTAATGGAACTAGTTTTTGACATAGAAACAGATGGGCTTTTGTGGCCAACTGAATTTAAGAACAAAGAAGGAGATACTATCTCTCTGCCTTCGGCTTCTCAGATTTGGTGCATCGTAGCTATTGATGAAACTGACACAGTCCATACCTTCGACCCCTCTCAGATTGACGAGGGCATTGAGTTTTTAAAATCTGCTGATGTTTTAGTTGGGCATAACATCATAGGTTTTGATATTCCTGCTATTAAGAGGATTAAGAATGTGGACTTACATTCACATGCGAAAATCATCGACACCTTGACCCTTTCAAGATTGCTCCATCCTACTAGAGAGGGTGGTCATAGTCTTGAAAAGTGGGGATGGAAACTCAACTGCCCTAAGTCAGACCAACCAGTCTTTACAGAATACAGTAAAGAGATGATGGATTATTGTATTCAAGATGTTAGATTAAACAAGAAAGTTTTAGAGAAACTAAGGAAAGATAGTGTTGGTTTCTCAAAAGATTCAGTCGAATTAGAACATGTTACAACTAAGATTTTAATAGAACAAGAACTAAATGGTTTTTTGTTTGACGAGAGGAGAGCTATAGATTTACTTAGTTCTTTAAACAAACGCAAGAAAGAAGTTGAAGATGAGGTTCATGCAACTTTTAAACCTAAGTGGATACCTATCAAAGAGGTAACACCAAGGTTAAAGAAAGATGGTACTTTATCTAAATCTGGACTTACCTCCGTTGAGTATCAGGAACGAGTAGCAACAAACGACACTACACCTTTCATGCGAAAAGAGCTACGGGAATTTAATCTTGGCTCTCGTCAACAAATAGGAGAGTACCTTATAGACTTTGGATGGCAACCTAAAAGATTCACACCAACTGGTCAACCGATTGTGGATGAAGGGACACTCAGTAAAATCTCACACATCAAAGAAGCTCAGCTCATTGCTGAGTATCTACTTATACAAAAACGAGTCGGACAAATTGAGTCTTGGATTGATGCCTTGAAAGATGACAATCGTGTTCATGGTGCTGTCATGTCAACCGGTGCTATCACTGGTCGTATGGCACATAGAAATCCAAACATGGCTCAAGTACCTGCAGTCTATAGCCCTTACGGTAAAGAGTGTAGGTCTTGTTGGACTGTACCTGAAGGCTATAAATTAGTGGGCATAGATGCTTCAGGTTTAGAACTTAGAATGTTAGCCCACTACATGTCAGATGAGGAGTACATCAATGAAATTATCAACGGAGACATTCACACAACTAATCAACAGTTTGCTGGCCTTAAATCAAGAGATGAGGCTAAGACATTCATCTATGCACTTATATACGGAGCAGGAGATGAGAAAATTGGAAGCATCATTAACGGAAATAGAGCAGATGGTAAGAGGTTGCGAGAACAGTTTCTTACTAGTTTACCAGCACTTAAATCTCTTAAGACTAGAGTTGAAAGAGCAGCTCAAAAAGGATTCCTCAAAGGGCTAGATGGTCGTAAGATATTCTTAAGACATCAACATGCAGCCCTCAATACTCTACTGCAAGGTGGAGGTGCGATAGTAATGAAAAAAGCCTTAAACATATTGCATGATAGGCTAAAAACCTGTACTATTGATTTTAAGTTCGTTGCTAACATTCACGATGAATGGCAGATAGAAGCCAGAGAATGTCAAGCAAATCGGGTTGGACAATTAGCTGTTCGCAGTATTCAAGATGCCGGAGAATACTACAAGATGCGTTGTCCTCTCGATGGTGAATTTAAAGTCGGAGGTAACTGGAGTGAAACCCACTAAAGATAACCGAAAGAAGTTTGATATAGACTTAGAGTTTGGAACCATAAGAGAAGATAAAGTTGCAGAGATGCTCTGTAACAAAAAGATTGAAGTCAAGTCTGAACGAGGTATGTGGATGAAGACTGGCAACATAGCGATTGAATATCAAAGCTATGGTAAGCCATCTGGAATTGAAGCAACGGAATCAGACTACTGGTTTCATCATCTTTGTGTAGGTGATAAAGAGTACTGTACTTTAGTCTTTCACACCGATGTACTAAAAACTATAGTCAAAGAATTAGATACATTTAAAACCGTATCAGGTGGCGACCACAATGCTAGTAGAATGTATCTAGTCAATCTACAAAAGTTGTTTTCATCTGATGTAATAAAAGCTTTTAAGGAGCTAGAAGATGAGCAAGAAAAATAAAACATTAGACACACTAGTAGATGATATCTACGATACTATCGGAGTTCTTTCTGGTGGTAAACAAATCAAAATCCCAAACAAATTATTAGAAGAATTAGGAGTTGACATAGCTTCTGCTGTTTCTGAATGGGCTACTCCTGTGCAGAGAAACAAAGCAACCACACAGACTTTACGCATGTCTAACATAGGTAAGCCTGAAAGACAGTTGTGGTTTGATATGCATGAAGACAAAGATGCTGACTCTGAATTACATCCAACTACTTTAATTAAGTTCTTGTATGGTCACATCTTAGAAGTCTTGCTAATCTTCTTTGTTAAATTAGCAGGACACAAAGTAACTGCTGAGCAAAAGCAAGTTTCAGTCAAGGGCATCAAAGGCCACATGGATTGTAAGATTGATGGTGAAGTAGTAGATATCAAGACTGCTTCTGGTTATGCTTTTAGAAAGTTTAAAGAAGGCACACTAGCAGAGCAAGATAACTTTGGCTACCTAGCTCAGCTTGCTGGCTATGAACATGCTGAGAAAACATCTGAGGGAGGCTTCCTTGCTTTCAACAAAGAAACAGGAGAATTAGCCCTCTTTAAACCTCAAGACCTTGACAAACCTAATATAACTTCTAAAATAGATAGAGTAAAAAAAATAATCAAGTCGGATTCTCCACCTGATTATTGCTTTGATGAAGTACCGGAAGGTAAATCTGGCAACATGAAGTTACCTCGAGAGTGTACTTTCTGTCCTTATAAATTTAAATGCCGAGCTAACTCCAATGATGGAGAGGGTCTTCGTGTCTTTAATTATGCCAAAGGACCTGTCTATTTTACTAAAGTAGTAAAAGAACCTAATGTAGAGGAGGTATTATGAGAGGTACTAAAGCTAAAAGATTAAGAAGACAGAGTGAGCTATTGCTTATTGAATGGTTGCAGACCATGGTTCCAGAAGGAGAGGATGCAACTAAGATAACTCTAAAGAACTTACAGGACTTTTTACCAGAGCAAACCCACATCTATGCTAACAATAGATTAATGTTGAGTGCTTATTCATTGCGATGGTTTTACAAGCAAGTAAAGAATAATCCTGATATTACTTTAGAAGATATAATGACATGAAGACAGAACTAGAAAAAGCAATTATTCAAATGGGTCAGATACTACAAGAACCAAATGAATCAATAGATAATTTTGATGACGATACTTTAATTAATTTATCTAATGTTCTGTTACTTGAAGTAGAAAACAGATATGGTAGGAGTGTACAATGAAATATAAATTCAACGAAGATAAGATTTTAAAAGACATAAAAAGCTACATTGATTCTACTTACGACCAACATTATGCCAGTGGTAAGTATCAAGCAACAGATATGATTATTGATGCTGGTCATGGTGAGAGTTTTAGTATTGGTAATATTATGAAGTATGCTATGCGATGTGGTAAGAAGGATGAAAAGAAAAAAGAGCTGATGAAGATAGTACACTATGCCATCATAGCTTTATACATAGAGGAGAATAATGGAAGATAAGGTTGGCCCAAAAGAATACTTAGGTATTAAGATTAATTATGACAATGAAAAACTTTTAGATAAGTTTAGTCTCGACACTTTAAGAGACAGATATTTTACTGGAGAAGAAACACATGCACAAGAAGCATTCGCAAGAGCCTCCGTCTTCGGAGCCACCTTCAAGGGTGTTACAGATTTTGAGTTGGCTCAAAGACTTTACAAATACAGTTCCTTACATTGGTTCATGTTTAGCACTCCTATACTTAGTAACGGGGGAACCAAACGTGGGCTACCTATTAGTTGCTTCCTCAATTATGTACCTGATAGTCGAACTGGTCTCTCATCTCATTATGATGAAAACATTTGGCTTGCAAGTTCGGGTGGAGGCATTGGTGGATACTGGGGAGATGTTCGCAGTAACGGTGTTTCTACTGCTCACGGTAGTAAGTCTACTGGTTCAATCCCCTTTATGCATGTCGTAGACTCACAGATGTTAGCCTTCAATCAAGGTGTGACTAGACGTGGTAGTTATGCAGCTTACATGAATGTTTGGCATCCAGAGATTGAAGAGTTTATCAACATGAGAAAAGAATCTGGTGGTGATATTAATAGAAAATGTTTGAACCTACACAATGGAGTCAACATAAATAATGACTTCCTCAAAGCAGTTGCTGAGGATGCTGACTGGCGATTGATAGACCCTAAGACTAATGAGCCTATGAAGATTGTCAATGCTAGAGAGTTATGGTGGCAAATCCTTAATGCTCGAGCAGAAACTGGTGAGCCTTACATTGTCAATATAGATACTTGTAATGAAGCTTTACCACAAAAACAAAAAGACTTAGGTTTAGAAATCAAACAGAGCAACTTATGTTCTGAGATTACTTTACCTACTAACGAAGAACGCACAGCTGTTTGTTGTTTGTCTTCCGTAAACTTAGAACATTTTGATAAGTGGTCAAAAGATAAAAACTTTATTGATGACTTAGTTACAATGTTAGATAATGTACTTCAGCACTTTATAGATAATGCTGTTGATACCACACAATTAGGAGAATATCATGCCAACTTTAAAAGATTTACAAAACATCTTAAGCAAGGGAAAGAAGGCTTTGCAAGAGCAGCTTACTCAGCTTATCGAGAAAGGTCAATCGGTTTGGGAGCAATGGGGTTCCATGCTTACCTTCAATCTAAACAAATACCTTTTGAAAGTATCTTCGCTTCTGGCTTCAATCATAAAGCATTTAAACATATCAAAACAAAAGCTGTGGAGGCTACTGAAAGACTTGCTGATGCAAGGGGAGAGGCACCTGATGTCTCTGGTCTTTCTCGTAGGAATGCTCATCTTCTCGCTGTTGCTCCTAATGCCTCTTCTAGTATTATTTGTGGTGGGACATCTCCTTCGATTGAGCCATATCGTGCTAATGTTTATACACACAAAACTCTTTCGGGTAGCTACCAAGTAAAGAACAAATACTTAGAAAAGCTTCTCAGGTCTAAAGGAGTTAAAGGTAAAAAACTAACTGAACTTTGGAAGGACATCGCAGGACATGATGGGTCAATACAACATCTAGATATTCTTACTGATGATGAGAAAGAAATATTTAAAACAGCTAATGAGATAAATCAAATATGGATTGTTGAACATGCTTACAAGAGACAAGATTTTATTTGTCAATCTCAATCAGTAAATTTATTTTTTGTGTTACCAAAAGCGACAGAGCCTCAAGCAGTCCATGATGAATACATGCAGTATGTCAATGATGTCCATTGGTATGGTGCTAACAAACTAAAATCCCTGTATTATTTTAGGTCAAATGCTGCAAGAAATGCAGAGAATGTTAATATAAAAGTACCTCGTATCAAACTTGATGAAGGTTGTATAGCTTGTGAGGGATAGTGCCTAAGAAGTCTAAGAATCAATTTAGTAAAGGCCATGTTCCGGTTACAGGAGTAAGGGGTAAGAAGACTTCTCAGGGTCGTAGAAATCTAGCTAAAGCTACGATGAATAAGAACATGAAAAGAAGTTGGAAGAAATACAGAGGACAGGGAAGATGACAAAGTTTGAAAGTAAGAAACCAAAAGAAGGTAAGAAGTATCAAGTTTATTTTTCTGGCTATGAACATCCGTATGTCAAGTCAGGATATAAAGTAGTAAGAGTAGTCGAAAAAAGAAAGTTCGCCTACTTAAGTTTTTTTAATAAGAATATAAAAGTCCCTATGACTCTCTGGGAAGAGATGAGAAAGGGAGCAAAGGAGATAGAAGATGAATAAAGAATTATTCAAAGCCTTGGAACAAAAATACCAAGCACAACTAGTAGTAGCTAAGACTAACTTAGGTTTGTATCTTAGTAATCCAGTCGCAGTAGCTGACCATCCTGATATGGTTGAAACTATTGATAAGTTATTTAAAGAATATGCAGAAGCAGTTGAGTACATTAAAATATTAAGGGAGCTAGATTATGAGTTTATTGGGGAGTAGAGAATATTACAAACCGTTTGATGATGCTTGGATGTTTGACTACTATGTCTTACAAAACCAGATGCATTGGATGCCTGAATCTGTACCCCTACATACAGATGTTAAAGACTGGCAAGACCTAACACAAGTTGAAAAGAATTTACTAACACAAATCTTTAGATTATTTACGCAATCAGATGTTGATGTTGGTGCTGGTTACATTGATAGATACATGAGAATATTTAGAAAACCAGAAGCTAGAATGATGATGGGTTCATTTGCTAATATGGAATCAATTCATCAACATGCCTACAGTTTACTGCTAGATACCGTAGGAATGCCCGACATTGAATACAAAGCTTTTGCTGAGTATGAAGAGATGTCAGACAAACATGAATACATTAATGATATTAAAACAACAAGACAAGATAAAAGAAGTATAGCTAAAACATTAGCAGTCTACTCAGCCTTTACTGAAGGACTACAACTGTTCTCAAGCTTTGCCATCCTATTAAACTTTCCAAGGTTCGGTAAGATGAAAGGTATGGGACAGATAGTTACTTATAGTATTAGAGATGAGTCTATGCATGTGGAAGCCATGACTAAATTATTCAGACAGTTTGTTCAGGAGAACATAGAAATCTGGACTGATGAATTTAAAAAAGAAATATACGATATCTGTAGACAAATGGTTGAGCTTGAAGATAAGTTCTTAGATTTAGTATTTGAGATGGGTAACATCCAAGGACTAACTAAAGAAGATATGTACAAGTACAATCGTTACATTGCAGATAGAAGACTTTTACAGTTAGGTCTTAAAACTAACTATCAACAAAAAGAGAATCCTCTACCATGGCTTGATGAGGTTATGGGAGTTGAACATCAAAACTTCTTTGAAGGGAGAGCAACTTCATACATGAAAGCAGGGTTAAGAGGAAGACAAGATAAAGTTACATTTAGTAGCTTGGAGAATATTAATGAGTCAGAAGGAAGCGAATCTAATTAGCTTCAAAGTTTTATTGACTAGAGACAACAAAGTAGTGACTGAATTAAGTATGTTACCAGAAGAAGAAGTGATGAAAGTATTTCCACCTAGTGAAAGAGAAGTCATTTGTTCATTAATCAGAAATGGTAAAACCAAACTTGAACCACTACATAAGTATCTAGAAAAAGAAGTTAATGCTTTGAAATATTAACCGTATAGATATTGACGGGTTTTTCTTTACCCTTTACCAGAATACTTTCTAAAGGTATGAGGTCGAAGGAAGAACCCTTCATTGTCTTTTCTCCTATAACAATATCCTGACCAACTTCTTTGGTAGAGCTTTCTAGTCTCGCTGCTAAATTAACACCATCACCTATAGCTGTATAATCAAACCGTGAAGAACTTCCACAATTTCCTACAACAACTCTGTCTGAATTTATTCCAATTCCAACAGCAATACCTAGTTCTGCTGCTTTTATCTCGTGTGCTATTTGAATCGCTGTTCTTATAGCTTTGTCTTCTTGTTCCTCAACATCCATTGGAGCATTGAAGATAGCCATCATCGCATCACCAATATACTTATCCACCATCCCATCGTTTGCTTTGACTGCATTCTCCTGAATGGTTAAGACTTTGTTCATTATCTCAGTTACTTCTTCAGGTTCTAATCGTTCTGACAAACTAGTAAAGCCTCTGACATCTGTAAAAAGAATTGTGCAATATCTTTTTTCTCCACCAAGTTTTAAAAGTTCTGGATTATCTTGTAATCTTTTCACCTGTCTTGGGTCAAGATAATGTTCAAATTGTTTTTTAATCTGTTGTCGTAACTTAAATTGAGTTCTGAAGTTTAAATAGAACTGCAAAGCTGACAAGATGAACATGGAAATCAGTGTCCAAGTTACATCAATCAGTAAATTTTTACTAATAAAATACCATCCTAAAGACCCGACTGAGAAAAACGTAAACCCAGCCGCTACTATGCCCTTCGTAATTCCTAAAGAATGCGTTAGAAGCGAAATAAGAAGCCCGAAGAATACGAGTAGGCTGAACTCCGCTAATAATCGGTACTCCGGGACATTAGGGGTCTCTAGGAGGATACTTTCTGCTAATGCTGCCTGTATTTTGTGTGGTTCTAGTAGTCCAACCGGTGTTGCTACCTGTGGCATGATACCTTTGGCAGTAAAACCAACAAAAACAAACTTATCTTTGACATCCATCTCTGACATTGTAGTCTCTGGAGTGTCTACCCAACTAATCCATTTCTTACCTGAGCTATCTGTAGGGATAGGAGGGATACCTTTTACTCTTATCATCTCAATACCATTCTCATTTGTTTTGATTTGATAAGTATTACCACCACCAAGTATCTTCAAGACTTCAGTACCGAAGGAAGCGACCCAGCCCTCTGGAGTTTGTTGGATGAGAGGAATCTGTCTTACTAAGTTGTCAACATCAACAGGGACTGAGACTGCTCCTTGAGCAGATGCTTCTTTCAGTTGGGGAATATTTTCTAGGAAACCTTGAGCTTGAGGTAAGGTGACATCAGGACCAAGGATAACTGTACCATGTGTTTCTGGATACTGGTCATTATTTATTTCAGGCATAGCTATCACACTAGGAGCTAAGCTGAGCATATAGGCAAAGTCTTCATCACCACCAAGCCTATCAGGATGGGGAAACAACATAACCCAACCAACACCTAACGCACCGTTTTGTAAAAGTTTTAGATGGATATCTGCTAATGTTTTTCTAGGAAGTGGATAACCGCCTTCTTTGTCAAGATATTCTTCATCAATGTTGAGGATGGTAAAGTAACCTGTCGGTTCTGGAGTCTCGACAAGGGCATCAAAAGTTTTAAGTCTTAGTATCTCCAGAGGTGGAGCATTGAAGACTAGAGGTAGTGTTAGAAAGAATAATAGTAGACTTGCCCACTTCATAAGTCACCAGCCTTATGCATAACATAAAGATTATTAAGAAGTATCACACGATAAAAATTATTAGCATATTTTAACTGTTGAGGTGAAGCATCTCTGATAACAAAATAACTAACAGTGCCTTTAAGGACTAACAATAATTCTAATGATGGTTGTTTAGGTAGGAAGGGGTTAGCTTCTAAAGCATAACCTTTGATATTGATAGCTCTGTGTGTAGTATAGATATCTAGAATTTGTAGAGCTAAAAACTCTTGGTAAGGTTTTTCTTGTAGTTTAAAATAAATATTAGACTGAGGTAAACTATAGTCTAACTGAGGTTGTGGTTTCTCTAGGTAAGGTGCTTTAGTAATCTGCCAATATATATCAGGCTTATCCGGAAGATTGCTTGATAGTAATGGAAGAGTTACTACCACCATTAAGAGTGAGAGTAATTGCTTTGCCATCTTGTATAATTAAAACCTTATAGCTATTGTTAGTATCTAAATCTAACCTGACAGTATCTTCAACTTGTCGATAAAAGGTTAGCACTGTGTCGGTAATAAAGGTGTTGACCTGTGTATTAGCATCATAACCAAATGCTGTGCCTTGTACTTCAACACTACCGGTTGTTAAAACGTTTTGTTCTAGTTCATCTATTTCTTCAATAATACTTAGCAGGTCTTCCAAGAAATTGACATCTAAATAATTGATGTCAAGTTCGGTGAACTCTAAGTTATCTTCGGCTAAATAGTCCTGTTCTAGTTCATCAAACTCTAAGTAGTCGATATCAAGGATATTATCTGAGCCTTCTGTTTGTTCGCCTTCATTAACAAAGTTTGGGTCTTCTTTTGGTGGATTGACAATCAACATATTGTCGATGATGTCTAAGGTTAAATCCAAGATAACTGGTCTGCTCGGAGCTGACTCAAGCAACTCAACTGTAGTAGCTTCGTAGGGCTTGTTGAGCACTACTTGACCAGCAGCAGTAGAGACAACAATCTCACCAGAAGCTAAGCCATCTTCTTTAGGTAGTAGAATTATCAAAGACCTACCGAGTTCATCAACAGTGACAGTAAAGTCTGTACCCCTAATACCAATCGTAGCACTAGGAGTTTCAATAGATATGTTTTCTTTATTGATTGAAGCTAGTTTGCCGGTAATAAATCGAGCAGTACCACTAGCAAACTTGAGAGCCATCTTAGATTTAGATGGGTCAGGGTCATAGATAAACTCATCTATAACTAGTTGTGAATGTTCTGTCAGACGGACTTGAGATTCGTCAAGAAAGGTAATGCCTATGCGACCCTGTGAAGTTTCGACATTATCAAAACTATTAATGCCAAAAGCGAGAGCAGCAGTAAAGGGGTCTTGCTCCCTTACTACTCTCCCGTTGCCTTTAAGTTCTGTTATGCTTCCTATACTAGCAACTTGTGGTTGTGCCTGAATCGTTTTGGATAACGCAGACAGTACCACCATTACCAGAAGTAACAATCTTGAGCCAATCACTTGCTAATGTAGAACTTTGTGTAATATTAAATGTTCTGCTGTTGCCTGTTTGGTCTAAATAAAAATAACCATCAGCATAACCACTACCGTTGTAAGTCACGGTGTTTGAATCACCATCAATATCAACATACGAAGTGGCACTATCAACATCAATAGTAAAATCTAGTGTGTTACTATCACCATTAATAGTCCAGTCTAAATCTAAATATTCTGCTAACGCATTGGTAGCAATATTTAGTTCAAAGTCATTACTTGAACCAGTAACGTCAACATAGTAGTTACCACCATCAGCACTATAAGTATCTGTTGGGTCTACTTGGATTTCAAAGTTGTTACTGTCGCCATCAAATTCAAAGAAACCTACTAGTGAATCTAGTACAATGTCTCCAATAAATTTGTTGGAATCGCCAAGTTGATTGATGTCTAAGGTCATAGAACCACCAGCTAATTCAAGCGGTGTCATAGTCCCTGAGACAGCATCAAGACCACCAATAAGGTTAGAGCTACCTAACTGTTCAACATCTAAGTTCAACGTAGCACCAACTTGATTGATGTATATTTCATTGTCGGCTTTTACCATAAAGCCTAAGAAAGCTAATAATATAATTAGTCTATTCATAATTCCAATATCTCCTCTCTATTCCCTGTCGTACTATTTCAAGTACGCTGGTCTCTATCGCTTTTTGGAGAGCAATAGAAACACTTTCATTTTGTGCCACACCAGATTCTAATTCAACTAGTTCAGTACCAGCTTCGTAGAATCTAAAGACATCGCTAGATATTCCGACAGACAGAATAGTCTTTGATGTCAGCACTTCCATTAATACTTCCCCGGTATTAACAGAAACTAATCGTAAAGAAACTGTAACTGTGTCTTCACGATATTGGCGACTGTGTCCGACACCTAAGTATCTTGCACCTCGACCACCACTTTTTAAGTTAGTGTCATAACTAATAACACCACCTTGTACTAATAACCCGGCAAAGATAAGAGGATTAAGTTCTCTATCGTCTTCAAAGTCCTGACGGGTTGTTCTAATTATTTGTCGTTCTTTTGTGAGGTTATCTAACCCTACTCGTTCAACGACTGTAAAAAAATCTCCACCAGCTGCATGTTTAAAAGCTCTAATCAGAAACGCATCAGGTGACTGGGTTATAGCTGAGCTAAATAAAGCAAAGGTACTGTTACTCTTTCTTTGTCCTGTTAGGTCTGTAAAACTATTAGGATATATAGCAATAGTCGGCTTAACTCGAGCCGCTGGTAAATTGTATAATTCTTGTGACTGTAATTCTAATACGGTACTTGCTTGTCTTTTTGAATAAGCTCCGGGAACATTCTCATCTAATAAATCAGAGTGTCGCCAACTTGTGCAACTAGAAAGTAAAAGAACCGATAGGAATAGTAATCTCTGTGGTATTTCCATATTCATCTGTAATTATTAAGGTTATAAAATCACCATCTGTAGAATATTCAATTGTATTGCCTTCTAGTTCTAATATGCCAGATTCGCTTGGTGTTTCACCAAACAAAGCATCTACTAACTGTCTGGATAGTTGAGCATATATTCTTGATTCTAAGTTTCTAATAAATCTTGCTAATGTTGTGTTCTCTGCTTCTCTTTCTAGCTCTTCTCGGTAAGCTTTTATCTCAGCTTTGATAGCTTGCTTTCTATTAAACTCTTGGTTTTCTATAGTTAAATAATGAGCTGAAGTTCCTATTCCACTAAAGGAAGGGGACTTAAACTTATGTACGACTTCGTCTGCTACTAGGCTACCATTAACACCTAGCAACATTATGATAAATGTTGTTATTAATGCTTTCATTTCTATAATCTCCTCAATCTTTTCGTTGGTCTTTCTTTCCATCTGCTCGTGCTAGTCTGTCGACATCTACAGGGACTCCCATAGCTGTCCGACACATTGTATCTATTCTTATTATGTCATTGTCTATTTGTCTTATTCTGTCTATCAAAGCTACTATCATGCCATGTTGGGTATCTAGTTTCTTGTGGATGTCAGCTATCAAAGCATTGAATAGTTTATAAACCATCCACCCGGCAGCAACTGCAAAGGCTGCTGGAATCCCAACAGTCTCTAGTATCTCCATCCATTGATTAGTATTCATTATCGACCCTTAACTAAACTGCCTCCAAAGTACATTCCAATAATAGCTGAAACTAGGTTAGTATCTAACTGAGTAATTACTAAGCCATTAAAAGTAATCCATTCAAAGACTTCTCTGCCTTCTTTCAAGAACCAAAAGCCCGGATTCCAGTTAGTGTAACCAACAGTCACACTGACATCTGGATAGTAGACTGCGACTAACTTAGGTAGAATGACAATAGCAAAGACTGAACTGATAGCTATGATTCTTCTAGTCCAAGCAAAGCCTTTGTCTTTTAGACCATGCTCCATGGACTGTTTACGAGCCTTCATATCAAACTCACCACGAGTTATCAAAAGCTTTTGTTGTTCTGCCTTAGCCTTTCTACTCTCAGCCCAGACACTCATAATCCCACCAAGGACTGTGGAGGCCAACATAGTAATTATCTCAAACGGAAAACCCATTAGTCATATTCTCCTAACATAAACTTCTCCATCTCTTCTTCGTAGATAGGTCTAAAGTCCTCGATAGTTAGCCAAGGTATTGATAGCTTTGCTCGAGCCTTACAGTTTTCCTGCCAAGCTTCTTCGAGTTGTTTTTCTGTGTATAGTAGCATTTTATTGTTCAAATAATAATTGTTCTTCTAGTCTTCTTTTTTGTAAACCTTTCAATACTTTACCATCTTGTTTTACAAAACCTATTTCAGGGTCAAATGCTTCTTTTTTAAAAGTGTTATAATCTTTTTTTATTAAAGCATTTCTAGCTTTACTATTATTAAAGTTAGTAATTCCTACATTATAAATTAAACTAATAACTGAAGCTTTTTGTCTATCATTTAAAGAATTAAAATTTTCTTGGCCTATGCTTTTTATAGCTTCATTATTAACTAAATTAATTTCTTCTTTAGTTAAAGGAATTTCTTCATTTAAAGTACTAGTAGTGTCCATAGTTACTCCTCTAGTTCTACCCAATCCTATAGTAGCAACGTCATCTGGAGTTGGTAAGTAAGCTTGTAGTTTTGGATTTTCACCGGCTATCATTTGATTATAAAGTTTTTCATCTTCATGCTTTGCGATAAAATCAAAAGCAAGGTCTAAATAATTAGGGCTTCCACCCTCAGCAAAACCTAGTCTAGATACTAAACCACCTTCATTGAAAGCTTGTAGTCCTTCTTTTTCTAACAGCTCTCGCATCTCTGGAGTTATTCTTAGGATGTTGACTTCGCTAAGTTTTCTTCTTCTATCTAACCCTGTTTCAGGAGCTGCTAAAAACTTTTCTGTTCCCATTCCAAAAGTATCATCAATATCTAACTTACCTTTCTCAAACTTACCCTTGTATCTTTTAGCTAACTTCTTTAAATACGAAGGTACTTTTTTATCATATAAGTTTGAATAAAATTCTTCATAACTATCTGTATATCTATCACTTAATACTTTAGATGGAGATAATGAAATAGCATCGTAGCCTTCATCAATCGCTTCAGCTAGTAATCTATTAATAACGACAGTGTGCCAGTTTTCTTTATAAGGATAGTCAGGTAGAAGAGACTTCTGTTTCACAACAAGGTCTACATACTCATTATCAACTTTTACATATTCATCCAGCAAGTTAAAAAATTCTTTATTT